CTTAAATAATCTGCTGCTTTTTCTAAGTCTTTTAACTCATCGTCTTTCTTTCCGCTTCTGCAAATATACTTAATTATATTCCCCCTATTGAAGTTTAGTTCATAATCTTTTATGAAGTCTATGACGTCATATCCTTTGCCGTTTTCGTAATGTAAATAAGTTGCTCGTTTCATAATTTTATTTTATTTAATTCGTTTTGATATGCTTGTGCTGCTTCTTTTTCATCGGTAAACACTCCTAAATATTTTTTATTTCCATTTATTTGGATTTGTGCCATCCATTTATTAGTTGCTTTGTGCCAAGTAACGCCAATATGTTTTGAAATACCTTTTCTATCTTTAGATGTGTTTTCTCTAACTGTTATTATCTGTAAATTGAACAGCTTGTCGTTTTCTTTGTTATTATCTATATGGTCAATAACAAGTTTTGAAGTTTTTGGTTTATGGTTTAAGAATGAATAAGCTACTAAAACGTAAGTATAAAAAGAATTTTTTTTACCATTAAAATACAAAGTACAAATCTTTCTTCCTCTTGAATTTACAGGGGTTTTTAAAACATTTGATTTGCCAGTTTTTTTATAATTTAAACTCCTAACGTTTCCTAAATTACTAACTTGATACAAGCCTTCATATTCTGGTATGTCTTTCCATACTTCTATTCCTAATCTACTTTTTAATTTTGCTATCATTTTGTTTTTGTTTTATAGTAATGCTAATATTCTTAAATCTTCTTGTATGTCTTTAATCATTTTTAAAGCGTCTTTATAGTCTTGGTTTTCCATTGCTTCAATAACTATATCTAAGTCATATACAAATCTAATCATTTGTTCTAAGTTTTAATAAGTGATAGCATTCTGCATATTTTTGACGTGCTTTGCCTTTGTACTCTTGTTTAAATAATTCGTACATCTTTTTTGTGTATTGGTATTTAGTGTCGCAATCAGCTAAGTATTTTTCTGCAAACTTTTTTCCTTTACCTTTAAAATAGTTTACGTTGTCGGCAGTATCTCCAATTATCATTTGCTCATAAAAGTTATATAAAGCCTCGTCTTCGCTTATATCTAAAACCTCTTTATGTTTATAGTGATAGTTGTACATAAGGCAAGGGAACTGCTTATAGTCTTTGTCAATGCTTACTATCATAACATTATCACGCCCTAGTTCATTAGATAACTCAAACCAATATCTAGCAACTATATCATCTGTTTCAATTCCATAACCCCAGATGCTGTCGTATTGGTCTTTAACGTATTGGTGCATCTCATCTAATAAAGGCGGTAACTCTTGCTTTTTTCTATTTGCTTTGTAATCGCTTGTAATTAGCTTTCTAAAGTTTCCCTTACTACCGCTAAACGTTAGTACTTCTTCTATCGGATACATATCTTCAAGCTTGTTTACTATGCTCATAAATTGCTCATCAAACTTAGCTTGGGCATCTTCTATATCCCTATAATATTTGTCATCTTCTGGGTTCTCTCGTTTCTTATAACAAGCCGCAAAGATTAAACTATCTGCATCAACTAGTAGTATCATTCTATATCTAAATTAAAGCATTCAACTGAACAATAATAATCTCCGTTTGTTTCAGAACCACAACAGGCACACTCTGTCTTTGTATCTGGTTCATCTATATAACTGTCAAAGTAACTCATATTTCGTATTGTTTTAAATCGTTTTGTAAATTTTCTATTTGTTCTTTAAGGCTTATAAGTTGTTTGTTTTTATCAGCTCTTAATAAATCAAATCTTCTTTTTAATACGTCATTCTCAACGGTTAAACCGTTTACATATTGACCTATTTCTGTCATTCCTTGCACTATGTTTTTTAAGTCTTTATTAGCTGGTTTTTGTTTGCTCCACTCCATAACTAAATTAGCTATGTGGTTAAACCAAAGATTATATGACTGTTTTTGTAGTAACGTCATTATACTGATAAACCAAAGATAAACCCTAAAGTAACTAATAAAATTGCTGAAGCTACAACGGAAGCCATTAAAATCAACTCACGCTGTTCGTTTAGTTCTTTATCTCTTTGCTGTAAATCCCTTTTAGTGTAAACCTCTATACGGTTCTTTCTAGTTTCAATGTGTAGTCCTGTTTTTGTCTTTTTCATAATGTTTGTTTTATTGGGGGTTTTTACACCCCCTTGTTTTTATTATTTTTTTATCATTTGTTTTTCTACTTGATTACTAATTTCAAAAGCTAAAACTGTTTCGTTTTCTGTCTTATTATAAACTCTTT